CGGTCCCTGCTGCTGGAACGCCGTCGAAAATTTATCCTTGACGTCGTCAATCATGCCGAGGATTGAATCCGCTTCGAGCAGCTCGATGTCCTCGGCGTTCATCGCGTCGTTGAATTCCTGCGTGAAATCTGTCGCCATGTCCGCGCCGAACTCGATGAAGCGGTCCTTTCCTCGCGAGATGGATCCGGCGAGGACGTCGCCCGCCTGACTGAATTCGCCTTCGAGCGCCAGGTTCACGGCTTCGCCGACGCTGCCGACCAGGTCGACCAGGTTCAGAAAGTTGACTTCCATCAATTTGAACAGACCGACGACGATCGTCTTGATGACGCCGAAGACCAGTCCGAGCGCCTTCGTCTTGTTCTGGAACTTGATGACCTCATTAATGACCTTGACGAACGCCGGGATGACGGTGTTCAGATTGCGAATGACCATCGTCACCATCGCGGCGACAGCCAGGGCGACCAGCCCAATCGGTCCGGTCAATGCGGCGATGATTGGCATCAGCGCCGAGACAGCCAGCGCAATCGGTCCCGCGGCGCCGAGGACGCCTGCGATGACCAGGATCATCCGTTTCGTCCCGGTCGACATGTTCGCGAAGGCGCTGACGACCTTCGTCGCCATTGTGACCAGCGGCTGCAGGGCGTCGACCAGGATCGCGCCGAACTGTTCGGACAGGTCGCCGAGACTGTTTTGCAGTTGCTTGATCGGTCCCGTCCCTGCCTTCGCTGCTGCTTCGGCAGATCCGCCGTATTGCTTTTCCAGTTCGTCCAGGATCAGCGTCTGCGCCTCGGCGAGTCGGTTCGTTTCGGCGAGCGACTTGATAGTTTCCTTTTGTTCCGCGCTGAACTGGATTCCGGACCGCGCCAGGGCGGACAGGTTCGCGATCGGGTCGTTCAGCGCCTTTCCGAGTTGAATCGATGCCGATTTCAGATCGCCATCAAGACGCGTCGCGAGGTCCAGCGCGGCGACCTGCGTCCGCTGGAACTGTTCGCCGGCGATGTTCGTGAATGTCAGCAGTTGCGCCGTCGCCCCCTGCAGGATTTCTTCATCGCCGAAAATCGTCTGTCGCTGCAGGTTCGACGCCATCTGCTGCAGCTGCTGCGACGTGAATCCGACCGTGTTGCCGGTGGACTTCAATCCCTGTTCGACCTGCGCGATCGCTTTCGCCTGTTGGTTGAACGCCTCGATGGACTTATACGCCGCGCCGACCAGGGGCGCCGTGATTGCTACCGTCGCCGTCTTGCCGAACGACTGCAATCCCTTCTGAATGTTCCCGAACGACCGGCGGAAATTGCGCTGCGTTTCGCCGAGTTGCTGGTTCAGGCGGCGAAGTCCTTTCGCCTCAAGTCCAATCGATACAAGTAATTCTGCGAGTCTCATTTCTGCGATGGTTTCGACCAGGATTTCAGGATGTGTTCACCGAATTCCTGCTGCGCCTTGTTCACTTTCTTCGAATCTATTTTGTCCCACGGGAACGACGCCAGGTCGGTCGGCTGAATGCGTTGACCTTTCTTCGTGTGCGGCGACAGCAGGACGGCGGCGAGCCAGCGCGCGCGATCCCAATCCTGCCGCAGGTCCTCTTCCCTTTCCTGGACATATCCGTCCATCATCAGCGTGAATTCCTGAACCGTCATCCCCCAAAACACGACGGGGTCAAGTCGTAACCGACCTAACCCCGCCCGCGCGTAGTCCTCGACTGTCGGCGCCGTTCCCCCCTGGTCGTCAGCTTTTTTTTTCCGCGCCGGTGTTCATGACCGCTTCGAACGCCTTTCCGATCGTCGGCAGGTCTGCCGCTTCGATGGACTGTTCGAATTCCGACAGCGACAGTTTGAGTTCGGACCCTTGCGACAGGGCGCCCGCCTTCGCGAAGTGATACGCCAGGACGACCAGGTCCAGCGGATCGTCCCCGATCTTTTGGATGTCGACCCCGTGTTCGGTCTTCGCGTCGCGAAGCGCGCCCATAGTCGCGCGAAGGTGGAACGTACGTCCGCCGAGTTCAATCGTTTCGATTGTCATCAGGTGATCGCCGTGTACGTGATGTCGCCCGTCAGTTCAAACGTCCCCGAAACGGTGACGTTGTCTTCGGTTCCGGCGTTCATTTCCAAACTGGACAGGAACGCGGACGCCTCGAATTCGTAGTCGCCGACAGTTCCCGTCGTGAACGTGACGGTGGATTCGGTCCCGTTGTCGAAGATAGTCCACAACTGCTGCGCGTTGTAGGTCGCGCCTTCGTCGTGTAGGATGGAAAAAGAAATCGATCCGGACTTTTGCCGGGGGATGACCTCTTTGTAGTTGTTGGTCGAATCCTTCGTCGAAACGTCAGACACTTCGCGCGAAAGTGAAATCGAGCATTCGGTCTGCAGGTTGATGATGGATCCGCCGACCTTGACTGCCATCAAGGTCCCGTTCATGACTGCCATATTTAGTCAGGTTTTTTTGAGTTGTTCGCGATGATTGCCGAGATCAGCAGGTCGATGTACGCGAAGACGCGGTCATCGGAAATTCCCGGCGTGAGATTGACGACGACTTTTGCCGCGGTCATCAGGGCGAGCAACAGTTCCGCCCAATTGTTCAAGATGAATTCCCACATGGTCCCAATGTAGGACGACAGAAATCAATCCCGCCCCTTGTCAAAGTTCGGACAGCTGTTCGATGTCGAAGACGGCGGACTCGATATAGATGTTCCCCGTGTTCCCGCTGTCGTCATAGTGCCATACGCTGAACCGTTCGTTCGCGTTCAGTTGGACGATCTGGACCGCGACGGCGCTGCTGTGGTCGTTGTTTGATTGACCGGATATATACGCGGTTCCATGCGCTTCGAGTTGACGCGATTCGACCTGGAAATAAAAATGCGGCTCGCGATGGTTCGTGTCAGATACGTATTCGATGCAGCACGACAGGCGGTATAGTCCCGTTTGCGTGACCCGACCGATTCCGGCGCCGCCGGCGATCAGCTCGATCGCGGTCGTCGTTTGAATCTGTTCGACCGACCAGGGGATACGCTGCGCCGTAGCGGTCACGGTGACCGCCGAGGCGCCGCCGTTCAGCTGCTGCGGCGACAGCTGCAGTTGCAGACAGTTAAAAATCCGAACCGACGGGACCGGCGTGTACGTCCTCGCGGTTCCGTCGCGCTGGATCCGGATGTCGTAGTTCTGCGTCACCATGTACGCCTGACTGATGTAGTCGTATTCGACGCCTTGCGTCCGGAATTGAATCGACTGGACTTCGACGCCGTTCACGGTTCCGCCGACGCGGTCGACAGCATCGCGACAGGCGATCGCCAGGTCCATCGCCTGCGCGTAGTCGGTGGAACAGCTGACGATTTCGACGCCAGCTGTGTCCAGGTTCGACGTCCCGTCCTTGTGTGGACTCGGCGACTGGTCCCGAATCGTGTAGATGACCAGCGGAAAATCATCAGTCTGCAGCGCGACTTCGGGATACACCTTGTCGCCAGCGATGGCGCCGACGGCGCTGCTGTCCTTCAATAGTTTGTATATGGCTTTCCCCGTTTCCATGTCAGGCGCGTTTCGCGAATCCGGTGAACAATGCGCGATGACCGGCAGCGAACGCCGACCTCATCGGCGACATGGCGGTCCGGACGCCGCGACTGAAAAAATCCTTGTTTCGCTGATGGTTCGTCGGTTCCGCCTTTCCGCCCTGGAACCCCTTGAATCCCGGTCCGAGTTTCGGACGCAATCCCATTTCGACGATATGCGCGAAGTAGGCGTCCGAAGAAATCCGTTGACCGTCGGCAGGGGCGCGGCGCTCGCGGGCGACGATGCCGGACCGGGGTCCGACCAGCATGTTCATCTTGTTGACGACGTTCGTGAACACCTGGATCGAGCGCCGCAGCGTTCCCGTCCTGATGTCATACGACGGTCCGCGCTTTCCTCTGTTCAGGCGCTGCGACCGGCGAACGTGAATCTCGACCGGATGTTCGACGATCTTTCCGCGAATGGCGTCGCGGGCGATGTTGCCGACCTTTCGGTGTACGTGCTGGACGTCGCGAAGGTTATTCGTCCCGTAACGCTTCAACCTGTTCAGTTTGCGTTCGAGTCCTTCGAGACCTTTGATGTGTCCTAATTTTTCAGACATCGTGTGTCCCCCGTCGTTTGCAGTAGATAGTCAGACCGTCGCGGCGCCCGATCTCGATGATTCCGAGGATGTCGTGTTCGATGCCGTCGAACTCGATCGTGTCGGATTCGTTGAACGTGAACCCCGTCGGACTGTCGGTCGGGTTCGGGTGACGGATGACGAACGACACGGTCCGTTCGGGGTAC